CCCAAATACGGCCGAGGATATGGCCGCGTGGGCCTCGTGGGGCCGAGGGCTCTGGGAGTCCCGGCGCGAGGCCGTGCAGATGCACCTGCACTTGGTGGAGCGGAACCGCCTGTTCCGGGCGGGGCAGCAGTGGATTTCGGCCAACGGGCTCGGGCCCTGGCGTGAGCCGGCCCGTCCGCGGGATGCGGCGCGGGTGGTCTACAACATGATCGACAAGGCGCTCGACCAGCGCTTGCAGATCCTGATGGACCAGAAGCCCGGCTTCTCGGTGACGCCGACGACGCAGGACCCGGACGATAAGCGCAAGGCGCAGGCTCAGCAGCTGGCGCTGGAGTATCAGTACGAGCAGATGTTGATGCCCCGGTTGGCGCGGGAGGCGGCGTTCTGGGCGCAGACGGACGGCGTGAGCTTCTGGCACCTGTTCTGGGACCCGGACAAGGGCCCGTGGGACGAGCGGCTGGGGCAGGTCCCTGGGCAGAAGAAGCCGCTGGGCGACTTGGGGTGCCAGACGCTCCGGGTCGAGCAGGTCCGTGTGTCGCCCAACGCGACGGTGTCGCAGGCCCCGCACTGGGTGGTCATCCGCGAGGTCATCACGAAGGCCGAGGCCGCGTTCCGCTACGGCGTGACGGGGCTGGAGGCGGCGGATACGACCCTCTCGACGGGCAACGCGCCGACCTATAGCGGGTCGGAGGGCATCGGGGCGTGGGTCCTGACGCAGACGACCATTGGGGAAGGCCAGCGGATGCGGGACGAGGACGTGACCGAGCGGTTCACGATCTACGTTGCCCCCCATCCGGATGCGCTCCCCGAGGGCCTGCACCTCATCATTGTGGGCGACACGGTGGTCTTTGGCCCGTCGCCCCTCCTCTGGAACGCCATCCCGATTGTCGCGGTCCGGGACGGCTCCAGCGATCCGTCGTACTATCCGCGCCCGGTGGTCGAGCAGTGGCTGGACCACCAGATGCGCGTGAACGCCCTGTTGTCCAAGTGGGTCGAGAACATCCGCGTGAACGCTGGCGGCCGGTTCCTGACGCGCCCCAATGCCATCGCCACCGAGACGTTTATGGGTGGCGTGACCTCGATGATTGAGATTCGGGGCGCGGGGCCGATGTCGGACTCCATCCAGCCGGTGCAGGGCTTCTCGGTCGGGCAGGATGTGAAGGAGGCGCTGGCGCTGGAGAAGACGGCCTTCGAGGACGCCTCTGGCTGGAACGCGGTCAGCCGCGGGCAGGTCACCGGGGAGTCGGGCCGGGCCATCATCGCCAGCCGGGAGCAGCTGGAGCGGGTCTTCAGCCCCGCGGTCAACGCGCTGGCGCAGGCGTTCACGGACTGGTGCAAGGTGGCGATGGCCGGGATGGCGTGGGGCTATGATGTCCCGCGGGCGCTGGGGGCGGTCGGCAAGGGCCGGCCGGACCTCGCCCGGGCGGTGTCGTCCACGGACCTCGACGGGCAGTCGGATGTCCGGGTCGAGCCCGCGACGCTGATGCCGATGCCGATGGCCTTCCGGCTCTACCTGCTGGACAACTGGCTCCAGTCTGGCATCATCGATATCAAGGAGTACCGCCGTCGGCAGATGTTCGCCGTGGCGCGGGATATGTCCAGCCCCGACGAGGACCAGGAAGCGCGGGCCAAGCGGGTGGCGGACGCCATCCGGATGGGCGCGATGGTCCCCGAACTCCGGTGGCAGGACAACGAAGCGATCCATCAGGATGTGCTGGAGCGGGAAATCCTCTTGCAGGATGACCTTGACCCGGCGATTATTGCCGCCGCGCAGGAGCGGTGGACGGCCTTGGCGAACCAGGCCGCACAGAAGCAGGGGGCAATGGCTCCGCCGATGGGCGGCGCACCCCCGGCTGGCCCCGGCCAATCGGCCGGTGCGCCCTCCTTCCCCGCGGGACAGCTGCCGCTGGCCAGCAATAATCCGCCGATGGGCGCCATTGGGGCCCTGCAGGAGGCCCAGATGGGCCAGTCGCCGGATCAGATGTTGGCGGGCCAGTTCGACACCCTGTCGCGCCAATTCTAGGAGCTGGACCGATGGACATTCAGCAAGCACTGGCCGACGCCGCGTCGGCGGCTCTGGCGGAGACGACCGCCAGCGCCACCCCCACGCCCGCCGTGCCAGCCCCCGCTGAGCCGCAGGACCCGAAGACCGCCAACGCCCCCGAGGCAGAGGCCCCCGAGGCCCCAGAGGACGTGACTGAGACGGCCGAAGAGGCTGAGGAAGAAGCGACCGAGGAGGCGACCGAGGAGACGACGGACGAGGCGCTGGAGTTACCCGGCGGCTATGTCGCCGTCCCGACGGTCACCGAGGGGCTGGCGACGGAGTTCACGCTCCGGGACGCCGAGGGGGAGGTCGAGGTGCCGGACCTCATCGTCGAGTACAAGGCGAACGGCAAGGTGCGGCAGGACCGCTTGGACAAGGTGGTCAAGCTCGCCCAGTTCGGTGTGTACAACGAGGAGCGCGAGCAGAAGCTCCAGCAGACGGAGCGGGAAGCCGTCTCGCTCAAGTCTGAGCGGGAGGAGCTGGCGCAGCTCATCGAGGAGCGGGAGGCGCAGCTGGAACGGCTCCTGACCGACGAAGACTATTTTCTGGCCGTGCGGGAGGCCTACTCACAGGAGAACTCTCCGGAGCGGCGAGCCCAGCGGGCCGAGCAGCAGGTGAAGGACCTTCGGGTGCAGACGGAGATGCAGCGCATCACGGAGGCAGGACAGCAGTTCTACACGGGTGAGGTGCAACCGGCGATCCAGCTGATTGCAGAGGCGCTCCCCTCCGTGTCCCCGCAGGAGCTGGAAGAGCGGATGGCGTATGCCATGCAACTGCACGCGGCGGTCGCCCCGAATGGGCAGACCTATCTCCCCGCGTCACAGTTCGACGCCGCTCGGCAGTACATCGTGCAGGACCTGGCGGTTTGGGCCCAGATGCAGCACGCCCGGCGTAGTGAGTCTGCCCCTTCCTCGCAGGTCAAGGAAGCGCAGGCCGCGGTCGCCAAGGCGCAAGTCGAGGCCCAGAAGGCGAAGCGGGCGGTGGGGCAGGCCACCAAGCCCGTGGGTCGTGCGGCGAGCAACACCCCTGCGAAGCCGAAGGCCGCCAAACCGGCGACCGTCGATGACGCGCTGGACTCCGCGATGTCGGAGATTCTCGCGTCGATCCGTTAACACTTAGTCTCTCACACACACTCTCATGCCGAATCCTACCGTTATCACGGATGCGGAACTCACTGGCCTCCTGAAGAATGTCTACAGCCAGTTCCGCGAGAAGGTCCAGAACCTCGTCACCCCCCTCCTCGCCCAGCTGGAGAAGGGCCGGGCGGGCGGCCCCCGCAACATGCGCTGGGGCGGCAACAACGTGTTCTTCGATGTCGTGACCGGCCGTCCGGCGGGCGCGACGTTCTCGTCGGCCGGGTACTTCCCGCCTGACACCACCGCGACCGAAGTGCAGGCGAACGTCGGCGTCGTCCGCGCGTACACCACGCGCCAGATTGACGGCCTCGCCTTCGTCGGCACGCAGTCCAAGGATGCTGCCTTCACCACCATCGCCAAGAAGACGATGGAGGAGATCAAGGAGGCGTCCACCCTGCTCATGCAGCAGGCGCTCCACAACAAGGCGGACGGCGTCGTGGCCCTCATCGGCACCGTGTCGTCCACCACGAGCATCATCGTGTCGTCCCCCTACGGCGTGAGCGGCGCGGGCCAGGGCTCGCTCCTCCTCTCCGTGGGCGACTACATCGCGGTGCTTGACACCTCGGCGTCGGACGCGGTCCTTGGCCGCGCGGCCATCACGGCCATCAGCAACAGCGGCGACAACGCCACGCTGACGCTTGGCACGGCCATCGCTGGCATGGCCGCGACGGACAAGATTGTCAAGGCGACCGCCTCGGACACCTCGTTCAACAGCGCGATGAACGGCCTCATCAACATCACGAACCGTGGTGGGTCGTACGCCTCGCTCCACAACATCTCGGCGTCCACCTACGGCATCTGGGACGCGACCCGGATGGTGGCCGGCACGGATACCCCGGATGCGAACCAGCCGACTGAGTCGGACATCTGGGACCTCATCCAGAAGATCTCCGGCCGCAGCGGCAAGGACGCGATGGTGCGTCCGAAGGACTTCCTCCTCATGACGACCCCGGGCCTCGCCAAGAAGCTCATGGAGTCGATGGTCGGCCAGCGCCGGTTCACCGCCGGCGAGTTCGCCACGACGATCAAGGGTGGCTACAAGGCCCTTGAGGTCTGCGGCGTGCCGCTCGTCCAGGACTACTACGTCCCGGCCGGCACCATCTACCTCCTCCACATCCCCTCGCTGTCGTGGGTGGATGCGAAGGATTGGGGCTTCGTCGAGTTCGAGGGCGCGGGCCCGTGGCGTTGGCTCTCGGGGCGTGACGCCTTCGAGACGACCTACGGCTGGTACGGCAACCTCGCCTGCCTCGCGCGCAACGCGCACGGCTCGATCACGGGGTACACCGACACCGCTCGCTACACGCACGTCTAACCTTCACTGAAGTGGCAGGGGGTCGGTGACGGCCCCCTGTCCTTCTGAGGACTTCTATGCCTTTGACCTTCTTTGCGCCGAAGCCGGGGCGACTGGGGACGCTCCCGGTGCCGCTCACGAGCGGTCGCATCAACACCGGGACGCTCGCCGCGGGCACCCAGACGCACACGATGGGCGCGATGCCCGGGAAGTGCTTCATCAACCGCGCGACCGTGTCGGCGGGGACCTACCCCACCGCGGCCACGTCCTGCGTGGCCCGGCTCATCAAGTATGACAGCACGGCGAACACGGCCGTGACGCTGACGGCGGACTTGGACATCAACGCCAAGACGGCCCGTGAGGCGCTGGCGCTGGCGCTGACCAGCACCCTGACGGAGGCTCAGCGGACGCTGCTGCCTGGCGACACGCTGGAGTTTGAGATTGTGACCGTGGGCGCGGTGTCGGTCCAGCCGGACGACATCGTGTGCGTGGTCGAGCTGTTCGTCGAGGAGTAAGACGTGACCGTGCTGCTCAACGCAGCCGGCCAGCCCGAGCCGCCCACCCATGTGGTGGCGCGGCTCCGGGCCCTCCACGCCGGATTGTTCTTGCGGTTCCTGGAGCACACGGGCGAACACTGGGCCATCTGCCTGCGATGGGGCCCGGAGGATCGCCGGTGGGAGTGGGTCCAGCAGGGCGAAACGGACCCGGAGATGGCGCACGATATCATCGGGTATCTCCCGATGCTGTGCAGCGTCGATGAAGCGCCGGGGTATCTGGAGCGGACGTTCCGGCAATACCCCAAGGACGAGGTGCGCCGGATGGCGGACTTTGTCGAGCAGTTCAATGCCACCCAGCCCATCAGTCAGGCCGCGGACGCCGCGCTGACCGAGGCGCTGGACACGCTGTAGTCCTTTACCCCCTCGCCCCGTGGCCGTCACCAAAGCCCAACTGATTGCGCTCACCCGCGAAACGATGGACGCGGTGTCCTCGGATCGCTGGTCGGATGCGACCATCACGACCGTGCTGAGCAGCGTGTACGGGGACGAGTGGTCGAACATCCTCAATGCCCAGCCGTATTACACCTTCGCCAAGCGGACGGTCAGCACGGACGGCGACGGGATGGTGCCCTTCAGCGCCCTCTCGACGGGCGGCGGGGACACCCAGCAGAACTTCTACCGGGTCCTCTCGGTGTCGGACGGGAACGTCCTGTACACCCAGACCCGGTTCCAGGACGTGCCGCTGGCCACCACGACGAACTACCTGCCGACCTACCCGCGCCTGTTCTACACGGCGGGGCAGGCCCTGCAGGTGCTTCCGGTGGCCTCGGGCACGACGCTCTACGTCTACGTCAACTACAAGCCGACCCCGTTCAACCAGCTGGCGACCGACAACTCGGTCATCGACTTCCCGGATGGCGGGGAGTTGATTCTGGCGAACGAGGCGGGCGCGTCCCTGCTGAACAAGGGCGGCGCGGAGTCGGGAGCGGCGCGGGTCCTCCGGGAGGAGGCGAAGCTGTCCCGGACGCTGTTGCTGGACGATCTGCGGCGCTACACCATCCAGCCGACGATGATGGCCTATCCGGACCAGAAGTACGACTGGAGTGGCGGCTGATGGCCCGGGAGCGCTTGGCGGACGCCCAGCCGCGGATGGACGGCGGGCTCAACAGCGTCTCGGATGACATTTCGCTCCAGCCGAACCAGCTGCGGCAGACGGTCAATATGCGCCTGACGGACTATGGCGCGGCCAGCAAGCGGGGCGGCACCCAGCGGACCTCCAGCGCTGTACTGGCGGCCGCGTCGGTGTTGAACGGCTATACGTTCCAGCAGGACAGCGGCACGAACCAGATTCTGGCGGTCTGCAACACGGACCTGTTCACGACGACCTACGGCACCTTCCCGCTGACCTACACGAATCAGGGCGGGACGTTCTCTTCGACCGTCGCGCCGGACTTCGCCCAGTTCCGGGATGGGACTGGCGCGGACGTGGTCTATATCGCGGACGGCGGCCTGCTGAACAAGTGGAGTGGTTCGGTCCTGACATCCGACATTGTCAACACGGTGGCGACGGACACGATTCAGGTCCACAACCAGCGCCTCTGGGGATGTGGCAACAGTAGCTTCCCGGACAGCATCTTCTACTCCTCGCTGAACAACGGCGACACCCTCGGGTATGGCGCGGGCGGGGGCGGCCAGATCGTGGTCCGGACCTTCGGGGATGAGAAGATCGTCGGGCTGGCCTCGGTCAACACCAGCCTCCTCATCTTCCATCGGCGCGGCATCTCGCGCCTGACGGGCTACGGACAGGACGACATCGTGGCGGCCCCGGCGGGCCTGACGGCGGATGTCGGCACCATCGCCGCCAAGAGCATCGTGGCGAACAACAACATCGCCTACTTCATCTCCGAGCGCGGGCTCTACCGCTGCAACGAGGGCGAGGTGGCGGCGGTGGGGACGCCGACCAAGCCGGACCCGATTCTCCCGATTATCCGGCAGCTGTCGTCGTCGGACTTCGACAAGATCCGCGCGGTCATCAACCGGGCGACCAAGGAACTCTGGATCACCATCCCGGGCTATGGGTGCTACCAGTACCACACGGTGCTGGATGCGTGGTCGGGCCCCTGGAACGGGGCCTACGTCAGCCCGGATACGACGGCGCTCTTCGAGACGATCAACACCAGCGGCCTCCCGGTCATCCTGCGCGGGGACGCCAGCGGGTGGGTCAGCCTCTGTGATGCGCCGAATTACAACAAGGACAACGTCGCCGCGAATGGGACCGGGGGCGATGTCTACACGATGGTCGCCCAGTTCCACCGCCAGTACATGGGCGATCCAGCGCTGGCCAAGGCCCTGCGCTGGGGGTATCTGACTGCGAACCTGAACGGGTCCAGTAGCTGTTCCGTGTCGTGGTTGACGGATGAATCCTCGGGAAGTTATCAGCTTCCGGCGGGCTACGGCGGCGTCTGGTCCACCGGCTCGACGTGGGGCAGTGGCTTCTGGTCGGGCGTGCTGAGCCGCAACTTCCGGGTGCCGATGAGTGGGACGGGCTACTTCGTGGATGTAACGATCACCGACGCCGGCACGACCTTGCCGGTCTTCAGTCAGTGGCAAACCGAAACCTTCGCCTTGGGGCGTCGATAAATGGCAACGACGGTTGGACAGCACGCAGTCAGCACGTTCACCACGCCGCAGAACGGCGACGCGCTCAACGCGGATATCGTGCGGGGCAACGACAACACGCTTCGGACGCAGTATGTGGACCACGATGCCGACCCCGGCATCCACGTTCAGTCGTCGTCACTGGCCTCGCGCCCGTCGGCCTCGGTAGCTGGCAGCGGGACCAAGTGGATTAACAGCGACCACCCGCAGAAGCTCTGGATCAGCGACGGCACGAACTGGCACGAGGTCGGCGGCGACAGCATCAACATCTACTGCAAGGCGACGGAAACGCTGGTCAAGGGCGACATCGTCAAGGTGACCGGGTTTAACACCGGGCAGGACGTGGCCGAAATCGCCAAGGTCGCCAGCGCCTCTGATGTGGCGTTCGGCATCGTGGAGGCGGATATCGCCAACGGGGCGCTGGGCTATGTCGTGAATACGGGCATCTTGGAGGACGTGAACACGGTGGCCTTTGCCATCGGGAACATCCTCTACCCCAATACTTCCGGGGGCCTGACGACGACCAAGCCGACTTCGGGGAGTTACCAGCCGGTGGCCTACGTCCTCCGGGCGCACGCCAGCAACGGCGTGCTCTACGTCGAGTTCAGCGCTCCGCGAACGGTGGAAGTCTCGGCCAACACGGCCAGCACAGTCGTCCTCCGGGATGCCTCGGGGAACTTCAGCGCCGGGACGATTACCGCGACGCTGGTTGGGTCGGCGTCGTCGCTGACCACGAGCCGCAGCATTAACGGGGTCGCGTTCAATGGCACGGCCGACATCACGGTACCCGCCGCGGCGGGTACCCTGACTGGCGCGACGCTGGCGTCTGGTGTGACGGCCTCCAGCCTCACCTCGGTTGGGACACTGACGGGGCTCACGGTGTCTGGGGTGTCGAACCTTGCTGACGGGACCGCTGGTGCGCCTGGGATTACGTTCAGCGCGGACACGAACACCGGATTCTTCCGCCCATCGGCCGACACGGTGGCGCTGACGACGGGCGGGACGGAGCGCTTCCGAATGGGCGGAGGCGGGCTATATCCGAAGTTCTCAGACCTTGGGACGTATCAGTCGTCAACAGGAACGTATCCCGAGATCCGTACCAGCGCCAATCCGAGCAGCAATTTTATGCTCTACGCCTCGCATACCAACGCGAGTCCGCAGGGCGTCTATCTTAAGTTTGCCTCGGCCTCTCCAGACAACAGCACGGTGCAGTACTTCCTCATTTGCGAGGACTCGACCACGGCGCGGTGCTACATCTGGTCTGATGGCGACCTTGCGAATCACGATGGCGTGTATGGCACTATTTCAGACGAGGCGCTGAAGCAGGACATCGTTGATGCGTCAAGCCAGTGGGATGATATCAAGGCCGTTCGATTCCGGAAGTATCGGATGAAGACCGACGTAGAGGCCAATTCGGATGCGCCATTCATGCTCGGCGTGGTCGCGCAGGAGATTGCTCAGACCTCGCCGGGCCTTGTTGATGAGCATACGAACGCCGACGGGACGACGACCAAGACGGTCAAGTCGAGCATTCTGCTGATGAAGGCGGCGAAGGCGCTGCAGGAGGCGATGGGGCGAATTGAGCAGCTGGAGGCCCGCGTCGCCGCGCTGGAGGCCGGGGCCTAATGGGCATCGGGGACTACGACATCAAGCCGTTCACGTCCCCGGTAGGGATGGATCGGGCGGCCTACGAGACACGGGGGAATGATAACGTCCTGCGTGACAAGTTCGTTGGCCATCAGGCGGATGTCATCGCCCACCCGACCGCCGGAACATATGCCAACCTCCCGGTCACGGGGACCGAGGGGCAAATCTACTGTGCGACCGACGCGCCGAATAACGGGGTCTATGTCTGGACCGGCGGCGCGTGGGTCCTGATTGCGAGCTGACGATGCCGAAACGCAAGGTCGCGCTGAAGCGCCCGAAGCCCAGCGATCCCGGCAAGTGGGCCTCAGCCGTGGCCGAAGCCAAGGCCAAGTTCAAGGTCTACCCCTCCGCCTACGCCAACGCCTACGCCGCAAAGCGCTACAAGGCGATGGGCGGGGGATGGCGGGGACCCAATAACAAGGTGGAATCCAATGGCTAAGGGCGGTCTGGGCAAATGGTTTGGCGAGGAGTGGGTGGACATCTCCCGCACGGACAAGTCCGGCCAGCACCCCCCGTGTGGGCGCTCAGAGGCGGATACGTCATCGGCGGGCTACCCGAAGTGCCGCCCGAAGGCGGAGGCGGCGGGGATGAGTCGGGAGAAGAAGCGGCTGGCCGTCCGTCGCAAGCGCAGTGAACCCCAAGGGGTCGGTGGCAAGCCGACCATCGTGAAGTAAGGAGCCCTCGTGCCGATCCGTTCCAAAGCCCAACAGCGGGCGATGTACGCTGCCGCCGCCGGTCGCGGGAAGACCGGCATTTCCAAGGCCGTGGCCAAGGAGTACATTGAGGCTACGCCAAAGTCTGCCTACGCTGACCTCCCCGAACGGGCGAAGCGGCGCATGGCCCTCAAGCGCAAGTCCAAGTAACCTCCTCCCGGGTATCTCCCATGGCCAAGACGTACAAGCAGATTCAAGAAGAAGCCGACCGGATGTTCGGCAAGGGCGCGAGCCGTGAGAAGTTTGAGTGGCGACAGGAGCAGCAGCGGGTGGCGGGGCTCTCGGAAGAGAAGCGCCGGCGGGGCGGGATTGCCCGTGGCTGGGATGTCGGCAAGTCGTGGATTCGGCCGGCGGCCCAGTTGACCGCTGGCTTCTTCGGTGGCCCTGCCGCGGCCTCGGCGGTGGGCGCGGCGATGCGCGGGCTGGATCGCCCGGGCAAGTCGGGCATCGGATTCGATGTCGGGCAGGGCGCTCGCGGCGCGATGGAGGGCTACCTTACCGGCAGTCTCGGGGCCGGGGCGCGCGGAGCGATGACGCCGGCGACGATTGCGACGGATGCTGGGTTGTCCACGGGGACGCGGTTGCAGGGGGCTGGGCAGGCGCTCAAGTCCTACTTCCAGCCCGGGATGCAGACGGCTGGGAACCTGGCCAGCTCGGCGTATGAGCTGGCGAAGAAGAACCCGATGGCGACTGCTCAGTTCCTGCAAGCTGGCGTCAGTGGCTATCAGGCCGCCCAGCAGGCGCAGTTGGCGGCGGAAGAGGCGGAGTTGGAGCGGATGCTACGGGAGGAGGAGGAGGCCCGGCGGCGTCGTCTCGCCCAGCTCTTCGTCCCCGCTTTGCAGGGCCTGTCCACCCAGAACCGATAACCTCTCCTATGGCCACTAGTAGCTACGCCAATCTCTTTGGCACGACGGGCAGCGGCAAGAAGCAGGGGGTTGGCTTCGGCAACCTCTTCGGCCAGCAGCAGGCACCAAAGGCAGTCGCTCAGCCTCAGGATCAGCCGGCGAGGACCTTCGCCCAGATGCAGGCGGCGGGCGAGGCCCGTCCAGCGCCCCAGCAGGTCAGGACGCCAGCCCAGCCGCCGATGCTTCAGCAGCTGCAAGATCAGTTGCAGATGCCAGTCTTCAAGGCGCAGCCGAAGGCGCCTCCGCCAGCGGGGACGGAGTATGCGGCCCCCGGCACGACCATCACCACGACGATGGCCCCGGGTGCGGTAAATCCGTACACGGGAGAAGTGCAGCCCCCGGAGCCCAAGAAGCCGAAGGTGCCGGCTGGAGAGGTGCCGCCAGCAGCGCCCCCGACTGAGGTACCGCCTCCGGCTGCGCCGTTGCCGGAAGAGGTACCGGCCGCTCCGCCGACTGAAGCTCCCCCGACTGATGTGCCGCCGACTCCGCCCGCTGAGGCGCCGGACGGTGGGCCGCTGCCGACGGAGGAGGAAAAGAAGCCAACAACCCCCGGACCGTCGGCCGATGTCCCGCCGTCTGGCCCGCCCTCGCCGTCCAGCGCCTATGATGACCTGATTCGGCAGATTCAGGACATCCTCAAGCAGCCTGCCGGATACTCGAACGAAGAGATGGCCAAGATTCGTGCGGCGCGGACGGCTGAGTTGGAGGAGACGTTCGGCGCTCAGCGGTCGGCGCTGGAAGAGGAGATGGCCCGTCGCGGGCTCTCGGCTTCGACCATCGGGGCCGGGCGGTTCGGTGACCTGGGGGGCCAGCAGGCGCGGGCGCTCTCGACGCTTGAGGCCAACCTGCTCCAGCAGCAGATGGACGCGCAGGATCGCGCCCGGGCCCAGCAGCTCACGACGCTGGCGGCACTCTCTGGCAAGCGGGCCGATATCTGGCAGAGTGAGTTGGAGCGTCAGCTCAAGGAAAAGCTCGGGCTGGCCGAATTCGAGGGGACGATTGGCGGCAAGGAGACGTTGCAGGCGAGAACGCAGCGGATGAACCTTGCCATCCAGTTGGCGCAGGCCATCGCGGGGTCGAATGACCCGGAGGCCATCAAGAACATCATGCCCTATATCTACCAGATTTTCGGCATCACGCCGCCGCCGAGCGGCGAGGATGACACGGACACGACCACCACGACCACGCCGCGCAGTGGCCCAAGCCCGTCTGGTCCGGCGTCTGGCCCAACGGGACCGTCCACCAGTGGCCCAAGGGGAGGGTATAGGTAATGGCACGCCGGGGTAATCGTGGAGTGGCCTTACAGGCGGCGCTGAGCGCCATCTCGGGGGGCCTGAGCGGGTACGCCCGCCAGCAGGAGATGCAGCGGGAGCAGGATCGGCTGAAGGCACAGGAAGAGCGGCAGAAGTCTCGGGACATCTTCGACCTGATGCAGGCTGGGTTTATGCGGCCAGAGGAGCTGACCCAGCGGCAGCAGGCCGTGACGCGGCAGGGGGGCGAGGTCGCCTCGCAGGCGCTGATGTCCGCCCTCAACCCGCGGGCGGGAGCGCCGATGACCGCCGTGAGCGGGCAGGGCGTGGGGGCGCTGTCGGAGGCGCTGGCTACGGCCGGTCGCGCGCCGGCCCAGCGGCTGACCTACGGCGGGCAGGAGTTCGTCCGGGCCGAGGCGCCGACAGCACGGCAGGAGCGGCTGGCTGGGCTGGAATACGAGCGCGACCTGATGAAGACGCGGGCGGAGAGCCGACTCCGCGCGGAAGAGCGGGCCGAGGATCGCCAGTCCCGCAAGGAGCAGGCGGAGGCCAACGCGAAGCTCCAGCGGGACCTCACGCAGATGCGGATTGATGCGAGTCGGTCGCTGGCAGCGGTTCGAGCCGATGAGGAGGCTGGCAAGCCGCCGGCACGGCCGACTGAGGCGCAGGAGAAGAGCTTCCTCTTCGCCCAGCGCATGGCGGCGGCCAATCCAATCATCGAGCAGTACGGCCCGAAGGCGCGACTGGATCGCATCTCTGCGGCACTGGCCGCGGACAATGCGGTGACCCGGGCGATTGCCAACCGGATGCTAAACGACGAGGAGCAGCAGCTGGTGGTGGCGATTCGCCAGTTTGCCGAGCCGATTCTTCGCAAGAACACCGGCGCGGCGTTCAACAAGGAAGAAATCGGCTGGGTCGAGTCGCAGGTCATCCCGGTGTCCGGCGACTCTGAGGCGACCCAGAAGTACAAGTCGGCCTCGCGGATGCGTGAGCTGGAGACGTTCAACAACATCGCGCTTCCGGCGTCCCGGTACTATTCTCAGTTCGGTGCGGCGAGTGGCGCGGTCCAGCCTGCCGGACGACCGACGGCTGCCACGACCACCCGCCGTCCTCCGCCCTACAACCCGGATGAATACTAATGGCCAACGGTGACCCGACGACGCCGCGGAAGGACCCGACGCAGGCGATGCTGGAAAATATCCGCTTTATGCGGGAGAACGGGTATTCGGCGGAGGAGATTAACGCCGAAATTCAGCGGTGGGCTCCGAAGATTGCGGCGTTCAACGCGGCCGAGATGCAGCGCGAGGACCCGATGGGGCTGGCCGAGATGTCCCCCGCCGCGGCAAATATCAAGGCGGGCGCTAGGGCAGGACTAGAGGCGCTCCAGACGGTGGCCGCTGGGTTCCCTGGCGCTCAGCTGGCGATGTCCGGTCTGCGGGCCGCGACCAGTGGCGTCCCGCTGGAAGAGGCCAAGCGGCAGATTCAGGCGGAGACGACTGATGTGCCAGTGGCCTCGGCGGTTGGCCGGATGGCGGGCGGCCTGCCCCTGATGGCCGCTGGAGGGGCAATAGCGGGCCGTGCCCCGCAGGCCCTGCGTGGGGCGCTACAGGCCGCTGGGAGGCTGCCAGTGGCGCGATCGGGTGCGGCGCGACTGATGGGGGGTGGCGCTGGCCTCGCGGCTGGCGAGCAACTCCTCTCCGGGGCGCCTGGCATGGAGGGGCGTCGGCTGGAGTCGGCGCTTGAGGCTGGGGCGGTTGGGGCGGTTGCCGCGCCGGCCTTGGCTGGGGCAACCCGACTTGGGTTTGCCCTTACCGACTTAGCTAAGGCGATGGGGACGCCATCTACCGACGTGCTAGAGGATGCGATGAAGCAGGCGCTCCGAGCGAGGACTGCACCGATGTATCAGGCGGCGGAGGCTGCCGGCCGGGTTACGCAGGGCCCAGCGCAGACGTTTGGTCAGGCCGGCATCCGTGAGTATGTCGATGACATCCTTAGTAGCCCATCGTTCCGAGAGAAGTACCCCAACCCGAGCCAGCAGGATATCCTGAAGGCGGTGCGGGAGCATATCATCGACGTGCAAAAGGCCGCCGAGAACGCGGCGGTCAGCCAAGCCGGGACGGGCGCTCAGCGCGTGAGGGCGGCGACGCGCCTCTCTGGCGAGGACGCGCAAGTGCTGGCTAGGCGGCTATTGGATGAGTCGGATTATTTCACGCAGGGTCTATATCGACAGGCCGTGACTGAGACGGCGCGTGGCAAGGCCGCGCAGCAGGCTGGGGTCTATGCCAGTGAGGTCGCTAGTCCGGTGATACGCGGCACTCGCGTCCCCGCCAAAAAGATTGGAGCGCGTGGGTTCGCGCCATTCGCCCGCAAGATCCCCAAGATGTCTCCAGAGGAAGTGCAGGCGGCCCTGCCGATGGCACGCGCTGAGCTGGCACAGGCGGTCAAGATAAGCCCAGATATCCAAGAGGCGTTCGGGATTCCCCGGGCTATCGCAGCCCCGTTCCGGGCGCGTAAGATTCTTGGCCCTCTGGAAGAGGCCGCCGCTGGCCGTCCGTTGATGCAGCCGAGTACGCTGAAGGATTACCTGCTCGCCGCGGGGATTGGTTACTGATGCCCGACTCCCTCATCCCCAAGGATCGCCTCAAGGTCCCGGCGGATAAGACCGTGGTGCGTGGGCACCTGCCCTACAGGCCCCCGCCGCCCGAGGTCGTCCGGGCCCAGTTGCTGGACGAGGCGTTGCAGATGGTGGCCCCGCGGGAAGGGTTCCGGGAGCGGGCGTACCGGGACCCGGCGGGCGTGTGGACGGTCGGCTATGGCGAGACGGGGCCGTCGGTCGGCCCTGGTACGACCCGGAGCCGGGAGGCAGCGCTCAACTTCCTTCGTGGGCGCTTGGCCGAGGACGCGGCGATGCTGGAGCGTCAGCGGGTGCCACTGAGTCCCGGCCTCCTCTCGGCCACCTATAACCTCGGCCCGACCAAACTCCGGCGCTATGGCGTCATCGAGGCGCTCCGGGCTGGCGAGTACGACCGGGGCGCGGACATTCTGGAGACGGCGACGAAGGCGCGGGTGCGGGGGCGGTTGCGGGACCTGCCGGGGCTCGTGGAGCGGCGGCAGGCGGAGGCGATGAGTATTCGGAAGTCTGACCCTAACGATCCGCTCGGCATTTTTCGGACCGGGCAGGAGTAACGATGGCACAGGATAAGAACAGCATCATGCTCGTGGTCGCCGGCTTCTTCGGGAGCCTCATCGCCGTGGGCAAAGCCAGCCACGGCAATATGCGGGACAACCTCCTCGCCATCAGCGCGGGGACGAGCAGCGCCTACTTCCTGACGCCCGTGGTCTTTTCGCTCACGGGCATCGAGGCCAGCCAGCAGACGATGAGCGCGATGGCGTTTCTCCTCGGAGTGCTGGGCCAGCGTGGGGTCGAGATTGTCATTGGCAAAATCTTCCCGGAGACGAAAGATGCTTGACCGGCTGAACCTCTTCGCTAACGCGGTAATGACGCTCGCCTCCGCCGCGTTCTACATTATGATTTTTACGAAAGCCGCGCCGGGGTTCGATGCGACGCAGCACCTTCGGCCCCGGTCGTACTGGACCGTGCGGGTGGGGCTCTCGTTCTTTGTGGCCGGGAGCCTGCTGGCGACGCTGACGATGCCCGAAGTGTCGGTGTCGCAGTTCACGCGCAACGTCGGGACGGCCATCCTGTTCGCGTGGGCGGCGCTCTACCACGCCAAGAAGTGGGGCGTGATTGCCGCGCCGCGTCGCAAGACTGGTAGCATCCCGGTGGTCAGATGAGTTGCACCCACCCGTCCCCGAACCACAACACGCGGGGCGCACAGGCGGTCAAGGTCATCGTCCTCCACGCCGATGCCAGCCCGAACGAGAAGGGGTGCCTGTCGTGGCTCCAGTCGAGCGAGTCGAAGGTCAGCTACCACGCGCTCGTCGGGCGGGACGGCAAGGTCTACACGGTGGTCCCGTATGACCGCCGGGCGTGGCACGCGGGCAAGAGCGAGTGGAACGGGCACAAGGACGTGAACGGCGTCTCGGTCGGCCTCTGCTTTTCAAATAAGAACGACGGCAAGGAGCCGCTGACCGAGGCGCAGCAGAAGGCGATGAAGGCGCTCATCGCGGACGTCCGTCGCAAGTACGGGCAGGTCCCAGTGACCACGCACGCCAAAGTCAGCCCTGGTCGCAAGAACGACCCCGACCACGTCCCCGGCT